GACGAAAGGGGAGAATTGGTCTTGTAGCCTGCGCATCATGTTTGTCTGTTCTGCAATCGGGCGTATAAAGATGGTGACATGCAAAGGCATGTCAGCAACTGAGCCGATTCCAGCAGAGGGACAATAGCGCGGTACGAACTCAGCGAGGGGTGTCCGTTGAGAATATACCCCATCACGTGGGCGAGTACCAGCACGATGCAAATACCGATCACCAGTTCGGTGGCGCGTGTGTCGAGCCACCAGGCGATAAGCGCCACTAGCATTTCGGCGGCGATGCAAAAGGTGTAGAAGGTGAACGCGGTGTCGCGTGGCACCGGGATAAACACGCTCACCCCTATTACGAAGGTGAGCGCCAGCATACGCCGGTCGTGGCGGTTAAGGTAGAAACCCAGGCCGAGCAGGATGGCGTATGCGTTGAGCAGCATGTTATTTCTTCGGGCTGTCGGTGGTGTCCACGTCGGCCGGGTCGATCGGTTCAGCGGGCGCGCGTTGCGGGTCGGTTGGCGGCTTCTTCGGTGGCGGGTCGCCGTTGCCGGTCTGGTTGATGCTCAGTTTGATGCGCAGCATGATGTTGCCTTTCGGTGGTTGGGGAAGGTGAACGCCGCTATTATGCGGCCCGTATTTGCACTTAGTCAACGACTACGGGTTGAGCGCAGCGGCGCGCAGCCACGCGGCGTGGAACGCTTCCTCGGTGCCGTACAATTCAGGCCACAGGGATGCCACCAGCTCGTTGTCGCGGCGCGCGGTCATCGCCTTGGCCCAGTACGCACGCGCCCGCGCGCCCTCGGTGCCGGTGCCGGCGGCGAGGATCTGCTCCACCGTTTCCAGGTGGCCGTCCTCGATCAGCACCAGGTGCAGATTGAGCATGGGGATAGCGTCGGGCAGGATTGGCTCGGGAGGCGGCAGCGGGTCCGCATCCTCCAGGCCGTCGCGCGCCGCGTTCGCCTTGTAAAGCACCCAGTTGTCGCGCTGGTCGGCCGTCACCTCGATGTTGTTGTCGGCGTGATCCGGATGCAACTCCTGGCAGTAGGCACCGGTCAGTCGGCCGGCATCGTCGTACGTCACGTAGTTCATCAGTCTTCCTTCCAGAATTGCGCGTCCAGGTACACCTCGGCCTGGCCTGCTTGGCTGATAGCCTCGCCAAAGCTACCGGAAGCGTTGGCGTAGTGGCGCACTTCGAACACCTTGGGGGTGGATATAGTGAACTGCCCGGCCACCCTAGACGCCGTGGTGTAAATAAGATTGGTACTACTGGAGGTATTTTGGCCCACCAAAACGTAGGTTCCGTCCGTGACGTTATAGAGCGCTACGCGATGTCGGCCGTTGATGCCAACTGCGGGAGCTCGAATATCGAACCGGTATACCCCGGCCGGCAGTGTGACTTGGTTGGAGGCAAGGCTGGCCCCGGTGATGGTGTTGTTCTTCACGGTATTTAACCCGCGCGTAACATAAGTGTTTGCTACCGCCGAACTAAGCGGCGCGTTACTGGAGGGCACTTCCTCGCGGACGTGGAAAAGTGGCGTGACACCCCGCTGCGACAGCAGCACCCAGTTCGTCGGGTCCGCGCTGGTGCGCGCAGGGTCCGAGCCTGGGTCAGTAGTGCCATCCCCGTTGGTCAGCCGACGAAACGTGCGGCCATTGGTGGGGCTGTAGCGTACCTGGCCGGCGGTGTAGGCCGTGCCCGACACCCATGCCGTCGTGTTCACCGCGGCCACCGCGATATCCGAGGATGCCTTGGCCAGGGTCGCGCTGTCGTACGCGTCGAGCGCGTTGGTGTAGGTTGCAGTGGCCAGGCCGTAAATTTCGGCCGGCGCACCGGTCAGATAGGTAATCGTCGCGTCCACGCGCGCGGAGAACGTGGTGCGGTCGCCACGCTGGATGGCCGGGGTTGGTGGCGCGGTTGGCGCGGTGGGGTTGATGCGGGCCATTATGCGAAGCCTTTCACTGTCAAATTCAAGATGCGATGCGGGAACGTCGAATAGTCCATATCACCGCTGATCAGCCCGAAGGTGCCAATCTTGTTGTGGAACTCGGCATTGCTACCGATCACAGCCACCGGTACGTCCAGCAGGTTCTCGACCGTCTGCAGCACGTCGTCGGCGTTCTCGAGCTCCACGCGCACCGGGATGGTGATGCCCTTGGCGCTGGCGCGGCGCTTGATGGTCGTGTTGCCGTACGCATCCTCGCTGATGTACGAATAGGTGCGCGGCGACACTCGCACCCCGCGCTCTGGTACGCCCAGGGGCTTCACGTCACCGATGGCCAGCATGCCGATCTTCGGCGAGCCGGTGGCCTTCTTGAGCGTAATGACGATTTCAGATGCGCCGTACGGCTCGATGCCGGTGGCGGTAAATTCCGTCTTCGGCTTGAACGCGTCGAAGAAATATTCATAGTAGTCGGCCGGCATCGACCCTTCCAACGGCACGTCGCCGCCGGTCGTGTAGATCACCGTGCCGCCTGGCGCCGCACGGTCGACCACCGAGATGGTGTCAGCGTCCAGGCCGTACAGCGCGAAGCCGTTGTGTGCGCCCGGCCGCAGCGTGATCACCAAGGGCGACGCGCCGCTGGTCGGCGTTGATATCAGGGTGTCGACGAAAGCCCACCGGTTGGTCGGGCCGATGTCGACCCACCAGGTCGGCGTGCCGCTGGCGTTGAACTGGTTGACTGGGTCGGCGGGGTCGTGCGCGGTATTGTTGGCTTGCAGGCTCTCGTACACCCTGTGCGTCACAGGGCTATGGGCGCGGGCGCCGGCAGCGTAGGTCGTGCCGGCAGCATAAGGCGCCGTGGGATCTTCCGGCAGCGCCACGCCGTTGGCCGTAATCGACTGGATCATGGCCGACGTAATGGTGATCGGCACCAGCACACTGGTCAGGTCGTCATCGTCGTCCCAGCTCATGCGCTCTCCATGATAACGACGTTGCCGCCGCCCGATACGGAATCGAATTGCTGGGCGAATTGTCCGGTGCTTTTCTCCACGTTCGCCATCCGAGAATTAAGGGTCTGAAGTTCGGCCAGCATAGCCTGGCCGCCGTCCATTGTACCCGATTGCCGACGGGAATTGCCGGGCGCAGTATCGGCCAGGAACTTGTCCCACGTGCCGTTCGCTTTGGCGGTGAGCTCCGGCGCCGCACCCTTGAGGAACTGCTGCATCTCGCTGGCGTCCACCGCGTCGCCGAATGCGTTCTTCCAGAAAGCGATGCCCTCGGCGCGGCCCTCGCGGCCGAGCGTCTGCCGGAACAGTTCTTCCACAGTCAACCCGGTGGTGCCGGTGGCCGTGGTGACGGGCGGTGCCTTGACACCGGCCACCGCGCCGCTGAACGCCGCCATGGCAGCCACCACGGACTGCACGCTGTTGTCCACCCCCCGGATAGCGTCGATTTGGACCTGCGCGGCCATTACAATGCCGTCCAGGCGTGCCAGTTCGGCTTCGTGCGCCATGCGCGCGGCGGCCTGCTGCGAAAGCACAGCGGCCAGTTGCTGCTCCTGAATGCTCACTTGGCTGTCGGCGATGGCGCCGAGCGCTTCGATGTCCTGGGCGCTGCGCGAGGCGGCGCGGACGTAATCGGCGAAGCTGGCGAACTCACTAGAGGCGTCGGCCGACACCGCCGCGATGGCCGCACGCAGGTCATCCGGCCCTGGCAGTACCCCGGTGGCACGCGCTACCGCCAAGGCCTGCGTAATTTGCGCCTGCCCGGACGCGCGCTGTGCAGCGGCACCGCCAACAGAGATGCCACCCACGGCCTGCTTGAGTGACTGCGCCAGGTTGCGGGTGGTGCTGATCGAGGAATTAAGGCTATCCACGCTGACCTGCATTTCGCGCATGGCGGCGTCGAAATTACGGGCCAATTGATCGCGCTCGGCGCCGACGGCGCGCTGCACCCCCGAGAAGCTATTCCCCAACAGATCCAGCATCGCCTGCTTCGCCGCGGCGTTCTGCTGCTCAATCGCCTGCGCCGCGCGCTCGGCTTCGCGCGCGGCTGCTTCGGCGGCACGTTCTGCTTCGCGCGCTGCCGCCTCCTGCGCCCTGGTGGCTTGCTCTTGCGCTCGGGCCAGTTCCTCGGCTGCGCGCGCGGCCGCTTCCATGGCCTCGGCGGCTTGGGCGTCGGCCAGTTCCTTGGCCGCACGCTCCATCTCGGCCAGGTAGTCGGCCACCTGCTTGTATGCTGGTGCCAGCGCCATCAAGCCGGCATACTGCTTAGCGCCTTCGTCGGTGGCCAGCTTGCCCGACTTGGCCAGGTCCTGCACCGCATCGCGGAACTGCTCGGTGGTGGTGAGGCCGGCAAAGCCAAGGGCGGTCAACTGGTCGTTGACGGCCTTTTGCACCGGGGCGATGCGCTCGGCCTCGGTCAAGAAGTTTGCATTGAAAAATTCATACTGGGTAGCCAGCGCTTCCAGCCCACCGGACAGCTCCACTAGGCGAGTGCGCGCTTCGATCGACGACACGCCTACAGCGCCCAATGCGTCCAGCACCCCACCGACGGCCACGAACTCAACCGCCAGCCGCTGCAGCGTGGTTGCAGCGGTCTCCCCTTCCTTGATAAAGGTGGCGATGTTCGGCAGCACGCGGGTGGCCAACTCGTCACCCACATCGGCGAGGATATCGGCCAGCGCCTGCTGGTCCTTGGTGGCGTCGCCGGTAAAGGCCAGCTTGATCTGCTTGCTGTAGGAGCCGACGGCGGCCGTAGGCAGGCCCAGCGCCTCGGCGAACGCCGTCGTGCTGTCCTTCATGCCCTTGTACGCGTCGTTGAGCGCAGTGGCCATCTCGGCGGCGATTGGCGACGTGTCGGTGCCGCGTTTATCGCTGCGGAACCAGCCGCCCTTCTTCTGCCACTCGCTGTAGTTCTGCCCGGTGAAAGCATCGCCGAACATGCCGGTGATGCCGGTGGCGGTGGTCTCTTTCGGCCCGCGTCCGAAAGCCTTTTTGCCGATCGCTAGCACAGCAGCAGCGCCAGCCACCCACGGCATGGCTGTAGCGATGGCACCCAGGCCAGACGACAACGCACCGGAGATTGTCGGCCCGAGCGCGCTGGCGATGCTGTTGCCCAGGTTGAGACCGAGTGCGGAGGTCAGCCCGGAGCCGACACCCGCACCATTCAGGCCGCCGGCCAAGCTACCGAGGAAACCCGTCCCCAGGCCGCCGGCCAAGGTCGCGCCGCCCGCCAGCGAGGAATACAGGTTGCCTACCGCGCCCATAATGCCGTTGCCGCTGGTGGCTGCCCCGATCAGGGAGGACAACCCCCCGGCAGCGCCACCTGCCGCCCCACCTCCGGTAAGTGCGGTCTGCACATTGACGATCCATTTTTTGGCGGTCATCTGGTACAGCCATTCGAAGAACGTATTCTTGAAGGTGTCGCGCAGGCGAGTGGCGGCGCTTTTGCCGCCGTCGGCGATAGAGACAAAGGTGTCGTGAGCGGTCTTTTCGAAATCAGCCCACGATGCCGCCCGAGCGTCTTGCTCGCGGCGCTCGGATTCCGCTACCGCTTCGGCGGCCTCCTTGCGGATCTTGGCCCACTCCTCTTCGTCCTTAACCCGCTGCTTATTGGCCTCGATCACCTTTTCGTTGGCCGCCACCTCGGCAATCAGCGCGTGAGTGTATTCGATCTGCGCGTCGGTCAGGGTGAGTTTGCCGGTGGTCAGCTGCTTTGCCAGGTCGAGCGCAAATTTCTCCGAGTCGGTCAGCGCCGCCACTCCTGCCGCCTCGCGGCCCGTGGCGTACAGCCGATCCTCGATCGAGTCGACCATGTTGGCGTAGGCCGCAGCGTTCTGATCTGCGGCGCGCTTCTGATCCGCTGCTGCCTTGTCCGCGGCAGCCGCTGCCTTCTTGGCCGCTTCCTGCTGCTCCTTGCTTTGCTCGGCCGCCAGCTTGCTGGCCTTGATGATCGCGCCCATGTTCTCGACCACCTTGCCGCTGGTGCCGTCCCACACGCCTGAGATGGCCTTGCCGCTCGCGGTCCAGCTGCGGGTCATGTCGTCGGCCAAGCGCTGGGCGTTACCGACGGTCGCCTGCGCGCCAGTGGTAGCCGCTTGCCACGCCTTGCTGTACTCGCCCTCGATGAAATATTTCAGCGTCTTGCCGATCGTGCCGAAGCCGTCCAGCACGGCGCCGACAGAAATGGCGATGATGCTGGACATGGTATCGAACGCCTGGCCGACCGCCACCGCCCCGGTGTAGATGGTCTTGAACCCGCCGCCGATGACGGCCGCCATCTTGCTCACGCCGTTGCCCTCGGTGATCAGGGTCACCAGCGAGCCGAGCAGGTTGTTGAGAGTAGGCAGCAGTTCGACGGCCACCTGGCGCGCGACGCCTTGCGAAGCCAGGCCGATGGTGTCCAATGAATCGTTGAACTTGCCGGCCGCTTCCACCCCGGCCTCGGTGAATGACAGTCCCAGCTTGTCGGCCATCTCGGCCATCTCGCGCAGGCCCTCGGATCCGTTGTTCAACATGGGGATCAGGGCGGCGCCGGACTTGCCGAATATATCGGTGGCTAGGGCGGTCTTGGCAGTGCCGTCCTGCAGGTTAGAGAAGGCGTCGGCCACCTCGTACAGAACGTCCTTGCTCTCTCGCACATCGCCCGTGGCGGTGCGCGTGCTCACGCCGATGCGCGTGAACGACTTGTCGCCGGCAGCGATGGCGCCGGACAACTTGATCATGGTTTTTTCGAAGTCGCCCGCTTCCAGGCCGCCGAACTGGAAAGCCATCTGCAGGCCGGCAATGTCCTTGATGGCCACCCCCGTGGCCGGTGATATGTCGCCGATGGCGTCCACCGCGTCGATGGCGCCTTTGATCCACCCGGCGAAGGCACCGACGGTGAGACCGGCAGCAAGGGCCGCCAAGCCGGTGGCCGCGCCGCGCACGGCGTTGGTAATGCTGGTCATGGCGCCGCCGACAGCCTGGCGGGCCTGGGTCATGTCCTGTTGGAGGCGCGCAATGTCTGCCCGCAGTCGAATTTCGATATCGCTTACGACGGACATTGCGCGTGTTCTCCTATTTCAAAAATGCGTTCAGGTTGCGCGCGGCCTTCGCGCCCTGCACCTTGCGCCACTGCTTTGCTGCTGCTGGCCATGGCGGCTTGGCGTCGGGCCGTGTAGCCGCGTGCATCTCGGCCTTGTACTCTCGAGAAAGCCGCAACAGCAGGCGTTTCTCCCACGGCTGGAACTTCGCGCACAGCGCCCGCTCGATCGGCTTGATGTGCTCCACCTCCAGCGGCCCTTCGGCGCGCACCGGGCCAAACTCAAACAGCACTTCCACCAGGTGGCTGCCCCATTCGAAATCGGGCATCACCGGGTCCAACTTAAGGCTTTCGATCTGCTGTCGGCGGCTTTTCTCGGGCGTCGCCGCTTGGCCCGTCTGCGGCGACTCCGGCGCGGCGTTCAGCCAGGCGAGGTGCCGGACTGCTCGGGCGAGATGACCGCAGGCTTCTTCCAGAAGTTTCCCCGGTCACCCAGGAACTTGTTAGCCTGCTCGGCCACATGCGCGATCTCGATATCCGCGTAGGCCGCGCGGAAGCCTGCATGGCCGGTGCGGCCTTCGTAATCGAAGCCGTTGAACGAGATGGTGACCGATGCGAGGAAATCGGCGATGGCGTTGGTCTCTTCCGCCGGGTCGCTTTTCTCAGCGCCACCCAACAGGGCCTTCATGCCGCCGGCTTTGCGCGCAGTGAATGCGTGGTGGGCCTTCTGGTATTCCTTGGTGCCGGGGCTGTGGAAGGTGATCGACCAGGCGGTACCGTCATCGTTCTTCACCACATCGCCGGCGGCGTCGCGAACTTCCATGGTGCCGGTGGCGTCAATCGCCAACTGCTTCAAACTTTTCATGTTGCTTTCCTTCATCGAGAGAATTTGCCCGTGCTGCCCGCGCGCTCCTCTCGATAAGGAGACACGCGAGCAGTCGGTGCCAGGTAGCGCCCTTGCGGGCGGAAAACTTTACGGGGTCAGATCGGTGATCGTTTCCGAATCGCGCATGATCGACAGGGTGCCGGTCAGCGCATCGTTCGGGCCGCCGCCGCCCTCGGACAGGTTGGCCACGTAGCCGGTGAAATAAATCTTGATGCCGGATTGACGCTCCAGTCGGAACGAGCACAGGGCGCGCGTTTGCATGGCGGTCTGGGCGGTCAAGTGCGCATCCGATTCAGGCAGCCACTGGATGGTGAATTCGGCAGTCGGATAGGTGAAGGTGCCGGGCTTCTGGCGATTGCGGCCCTTGGATACCACGGTCAGAGTCGCAGTATCATATGCACGGCCTTCGACGCCGCCCACGTTGGTGATCTCGAATTCATCGCCGCCCGTGGCCGCGGTGAACAGGGTTTCATACGCCACCTGGGTGTCGTCGGTTGGACGCCCTGCTGCGATAAACAGCTTGGTGCCGGCGATAGTTTCGAAATCGGGATCGAATGCCATTTGCAAATCTCCTGTGAATAAGCCCGCACGCACCATGCGTTACGGGCGGGCTAGAAGCATTCCGCTATTCTAGTTTGCTTCTTTGAAAGTTACCATAAAATCCCGCGATCGCTCGAAAATTCCGTCGTCGCCAGGGGGTATCGCCGGGCCGGTGCCCATCGGCTCCACCGCATTGACCTTGAACCCCTTGATGATGCCACGCGGGATGCCGGGCAGCTTGCAGGCCAGCAGCACCTTTTCCTGGGTTTCATAGTTCTTGGCGTAGACGGTCACCTGGACGCGCGCGCGGATCGTCGAGTGGGTGCCGTTGCGCGCCACCGTAGGAATCTCGTTGCCGCTCACGTCGATTAGCACGATGGCCGGCAGCATGGCGCCAAGGGGCATAGCCCCGGTGAACAGCCGCTCAGCTGGCACCAGGGTCGTCACCTGGGTGCGTGCTTTCAGCAGCTCGCGCACGACAACCGCCGCGCTCATTCGTCACCTGCTGGCGCTGGGTCGGGCACGTTCAAGCCCTGCTTGGCCAGCCGATCGCGGATCTTGTTCTTGATGGCCTCCACGGCCTCGGGGAACTTGGCATCGACGGCCGGCCGCATGAAAGGGCGGGCGCGCGTGCCGGGGTGCTGCACTGATCGGGTGGTGATGCCGCCGAACTGCAACGCGCCGCCTTGCTGCTTCGGCTTGATCACGTGCGGCCGGGTGCCGAACTCGACCAGGTGCGCGTACCAGGCGTCAACGCCTTTGACCTTGCCACCCACCTTGACGGAAACCTGCGGGCCTTGCGGCGTGTTGCGGCTGCTGATGCGCGCCGTGCTGCGCAGCGCGCCGCTATCCACCGGGATGTTCTGCTTGACCTCGGACAGGAACACCGCCGCGCCCGCGCGCAGGCCGGTGCGGGTGACGTTCTTCTGCATCTTCTCAGGCAGGGTGCGCAGCAGCGCGTCTAGCTGCGCGCCGCCGGTCACGGCCTGGTCGCGAGTCGTCATGTCGTGTACGCCTTCACGGTGAATTCCGTCCACTCGCGCCGGCCGATCTCGGCAGGCGTGCTGGTGATATGGTAGATGTCGTCCTGCTCGTTATGCACCACGATGCGCATGTCGGCGGTAATACCGCGCAGGTAGCGGATCCGCACGCGCGCGGGCCGGTCGGCCAGCCGCAGGCCGTTCTGCACGGTCTCGGACTGGCTCGGCAAGTCGTCCTGCACCTGGGCCGGTAGACGGGCTTTCCAATCCACCCACTCGCCGGTCGGCTGCGGGCCGTAATCGCCGTCCACCTCGCCGGGGCGCTGGATGGTGATGCGCCGATCCAGCTGGCCGCCCCTCACTTGTACACCATGTATGGCTGGTACAACCACTTCATGAACTCGTCGGGCAGCGGCGCCACACTGACGCCGGCAACCAGGCTCTCGCGGTGCTCGTACATCGTGCCGACGGCAAGCTTCATCCACTGCACCAGTGGCGCCGGCACGGTGCCGTCGGCGTAGCCAGCCTGGTACTGCAGCTTCACCGCGCCGCGCGAGAATCGCGTGGCCGGCCATGTCGTGCCCGTCAGCGCGTACACCCGCACTGGCTCGCTGGTAATGTCGATCTCGTATGCTTCCGGCGCCAGCGTCTGGCCGATGCCGTCCGGGTCGGTGTAAGTGATCGACAGGCTGCCCAGGAATGGCACCACGGGCAGCGGCATGCCGTCGTAGAAACCGTACTCCATCACGTCGACAGTGCGGACTACGATCGCGCGCTGTAGCCGCTGCTCCAGCATCTGCCGGGCTGCCACAATGAAGCTCTCGATCTCCGCGTCGTCATCGTCGACGGCCACGCGGAGGTGGCGCTTTGCTTCTTCCAGGGTCAGCGGCTCGGCCATGGGTTACACCAGGTAGGTTTTAATGATTGCCCGGATGGCTTCGGCCAGCTTACCCGCGTAGTACACATGCCCCTCCATCGACGGGTGAATGCGGTCAATGGTGCCGTTGATCTGGTTGCCCGTGATCGCGTCCGCGTTGCCGTTGTTGGTCGGGGTGACCACATCGCCGGTTCCGTACACCCACGGCGTAGGCGACTGCATATCGATGAAAAACAGGTTGGGTGAGCCGACAGCTTCCACCCCGTTCTTTACCGCCGTGTTCCAGTTAGCGACGTTCTGCGTGTCCTTCGGCGACTGCAGGCCGGCCACGAACATGACCGTATTGGGGAGCGCTGCGACCATAGCCGTCCAAAATGCGGTGACTTCCGCCTGCACCGCCGCAGTAGTGAAAGTCTGGTCGTTGATGCTGCCAAACGCTAGAATGGCATCGGGCGCCGGGCCGGTGAAGTCGGCAATGCGATCACGCCATTTCGGGCTGTTGCCCGCCGTGGTGCCGGTGTTGGCCAGGTAGCCGGTGCTGCCCAGGCCGCTCACAATCGTTTCGTCCCAGCCCAGCAAGTCGCCGACGAGATTGGCAAAGCCGTCATATGTCGCGCCGCCCAGGTTCAACAGCCTGTCCTGCGTTGGTGAGCCTTGCACGAAAGAGTCACCCAGCACCAGGCCGCGCACAGCGTTGGCTTCGGAAGGCATCCACACGCTATCGGCTTTGGTCACCGTCACGCCGCCAAAATGGCAGTTGGCGCCCATCTCAACACGGATTTTTCGCGTTTTGCGGGTGCCATTGGTGAGCGTGCCGCCCTGGGTGAAGTCCAGCATCAGGCGGTGGCCGATGTCGGTAGTCTTGAAGGCCATCACAAACGGCGCGGGGGTCGCAATCTCATCGTCCACCATCACCCGGATGCTCTGCCCGTACGAGGTGGTAACGATCTCGAGTTTCGGCGCATCGGTCATGAAATCCACGGCCACCAGATAGCCGACCTTGGACCCCACGATCGACACCGCGGCCGATTGCGCATAAATGCCACCGCCGCCGATCGTGCCGTTCATTGCATACGGATGGCGCATGCGCACCTTGCCCGAATTGGCCAAGTAGGTCTGGAGCTTGTTGGTGTCGCCATCGACGCCGGATGCGGCCGCAGCCGCCGACATCGTGACCATAGGTGCGCCGGGTGGGATCCCCCCAAAGAAGCGCGCGACTCTCACCGTGTAGTTGCCGGCCGATGGCGTCAGGGGGCCGCCGGCCGAGTTATTGCGGAAGGTCACGCCCACTTGGGTCGCGCTGACCCAGCGGAACGCGCGGATCTGCAGGCTGGCGTTGAGCGCCGTTTCAGGAGTGACGCTGACCACAACGTCGCCCCGCTGCATGGTCGGCACCGTGAAAATCTGCTCCTGCGTGGTGCTCGCTGCGGTAGCCGCCGGCGTCCAGTTGCCGGTTACTTCCGCAAAAGTCACAGGTGCAAGTGGGGTAGGGAAAAAGCCTTTACTATCCGCCAGTCGCATGCGGCGCATCAGATCCGCGCGCGGCCCGATCTTGTCCACCTGGCCGCCGCCTGGGCGCGTCAACGCTATCGGGGCGCCCGTGGAATCGGTCTGCACCTTGGGCGTGAAAATCTCGTTGGCGTTGGCCGGCGGGACGACCGGGGGGTTAGCGCCCCCGGTAAGGTCCAACGTTGCGTTCACGCCGCCCAGCAGCAACGAATCCGCAATTGCGTCGGGCAGTGTCAGGATGGTGTTCGGACGGTTGCCGTTATAGGTCGACAGCAAGCGGATAGTTTTTGGCATTTGGATTACCCCTTGGCCTTGCCGCCTTTGGTGGCTGCCGGCTTGTCCATCTTGTTGGCCGGTGCATCGTCCATCTTGGCGCCGTCGCCCAGCAGATCGTCGGTGTCAATATCGGCCGCAGGGTCGCCCGCTTGCGGCTCCGTGGCGGTGGTGTTGGTGGTGGTGGTGGTGGTGCTCTGCGCGCTATCGCCCACATGCACCAATCCTGCTTTGGCCAGGTCGTCGGCGTCGCCCTTGGAGAACTCGCCCGTTTCGCCGGCCTGCATGTGAACGCGGCCGTGCATGAAGCTGGAGATTGCGGTTACTTGAATTTTCGACATGGTGTGCTCCTATGATGTTGCGCAAACGGCGGCCGAAGCCGCCGCGCTATCGTTCAGCTTACGCCGGGAATGCGCCCTTGATACGGGCCTCGGGACGGTAGTCTGCCAGCGCCAGGCGCTCCTCGGCCAGGATGGTCACGCGGTTGTTCACGAAGTCGTCTTCGTTTTCGGTAGACACCACCACGTTTGCGTCCTCGCGGTCGAAGATCTGCGCCGACTGGCGGAAGTTACCGGCCAGGAAGCTGTTGGCGGTCATGGCCAGGGTGGTCACGATGCGACGGCCCCACAGGGTCGGCGCCAGGGTGCCCTGCGGATTGCCGATGATGTAGCGGCCTTGGCTGTCCTTGAGCAGTTCGATCTTGGCCCAGTCCTGCGGGTGCAGCACGGCGCCGTCGGCCGGCAGCAGCGCCAGTTCGCCCTGCAGGAAGGCCAAGCGCAGCACGTCGATGGCGGTGGCGCCGGCCACGGCGAACGGCGCCACGTAGGCGGTGGCGGTGGTGTAGATGCCCGACAAGTTGTTGCCCACGCCCGAGCCCATCAGCAGCTGCAGGTCTTCCACGTAGTCCAGGCCGTAACGCAGGCGCTCGTCGATCATCGACTGCAGGCCGGGGGCGTCGTCCAGAATCTCGGTGGTAGCCTTGATGAAGTGGGCCAGCTTGATCACCTTGGCGTCGCGCTGCTCGAAAGTCAGATTCGATTCAGGCTTGCGGGTGCCCTCGGCCACTGGGGCGGCGGCGTTGGTGAACACCAGTTCGCGGAAATACTGGATCAGGTTCGAATTGGTGCGACCTGGAGCCAGCAGCGATCGCACGGTGGCAGGGCGCTGCGGCAGCGCGATTACGCCGGCCTGGCGGTCAGGGCCGACCAGCAGGCCACCGGATGCGGAGAGGCTGGTGATGGCTTTGACATCGACGCGCAGGGACTGGCCGCGCTGCAGGCGGTCACCGCCGGCGGCGAACGACTTGAACTGCTCCGACTCGATGAACTTGTAGCCGGCGGTGTCCGGGGTCTGCGCTTCGTTGGCGCCGCCACGGCGGGCCATCTTCTGCAGCAGGTCGTCCAGCTCGGCGCGCGCGGCGCTCTGCTTCGACAGAATGTCGTCGATGATTTCTTTCTGGCCTTCGGTCAGCTGGATGCCGCGCTTGGCTTCGGCCACAGCCTTATCGGCCTTCTCGCGTACTTCGTCGGTCAGCTTGTCGACTGCCTTTTGGATTTCGGTAACGTCGGTCATTTCATTTTCCTTATCGGGTGAGTTTCGAATGTGCAGCGTTCAGGATTTCCAGAACTGCCGCAGTTGCATCGCCTTTTTCGCCATCGGCCTCACACCGATCAAGCAGTTTTCGCAGCCCATTGCCGGCGATGGCCTTGGCCTGCGATTTTGAAAACCCGCCTGCCTCGCGCAGGAAGTCTTCGAATTCGG